CGTAAGGCACTAATAAAACAGCTGCGGGAATCGATGTTCGCTGGTCTCGGTGACGTAATAGAATCATATACTATCGATCCAGAATACGTCGGAGATCCAAAGGCAGATGCTCAAAAACTTAAAGATACATTGAATAAATCTTTTGAAAATGCCACAAGTGCCGTTCAGACTTTTGCAGATAAGATAAAGGATCCTGCACAAAGACAGGCAATGCTTGCAAATGCTCAGGCAAAGGTCGCTGAATACAAAAAGTTAGACTCTGCGAATACACCTGCTAAGAAAGAACTTGTATCGGAGTTGTCTGGTCTGGTTTCTCGGCCCGCGACGCCAGTTACACCAGCTTTAGGAGGTAAGAGACTTTCATATAAAATCCGTTCAAAGTCTAAATGGGGGACACAGAGGAAATTAAAAATGTGATTCGCAGTTGGGTTCAACTCGACGATGAATCTCGAAATCTTCTTTTACAGCAAAAAAGAATACGCGAGGAAAAGGCCAAACTTTCTGATAGAATACTTGGTTTTATGAGAGAGAACGAGGTTGATAATTTTACATTAGAAGGAAGTGGTCTTGGAACTATTTCTCGCTCAATGAGAACATCAAGACCACCGCTCCGTCGTGAAATTATTCGTACTCAACTACTTCTTCAGTTTGCAGACCAACCCCAGCGTGTAGCTGAAGTTCTTCGTTCAATAGAAGGCATTCCTCCTGGCGATGATATGTCAGCAGGAGGAACCCAACGGGAGCTTCTATCTCGTAGACTTCCGAGAAAAACTGTGCATCTTTCATAACGAAAAATTTACCTAATTACTTGCGGTTAGCAGCTTCTTCTGCCTTGAGGCGATCTGCAATGTCTTTTAAAACCTTAGCCCTTGCTGCTACTACGACTGCCCGTGCCTTTAGCCGCCCATACTCGCGAGCTGCTGCAGTATGTGCAGCAAACATGTCATAGTTAACAGGTTTCTCTGTCTGGCGATTCATTCTTGAATTCTATAGATTTCTGTATAAAATGTTTCCATTTTTATTTGAATGAAGCCAATGCTACCTTTGCTGCCTGCTGTTCTCCCTGCTTTTTAGTTAATCCGGAACCAATCCCAATATGTCCACCATTCGCGTCAGTTGCAGCCATTGTATAGGAGTTTCCGTTTGTAGATAACATTACGTAACATGGAGTATAGTGAAATCTAGTTTGACAGAATTTCTGTAGTTGGTCTTTATAATTAGTATCATTCAGCAAGATTCTTGGAATATCAATATATTTTTCAATAAGAGAAACTACAAAGCTGTAAACTTCTTGAAAGTTATATCCGGAATCAATCCACATTGCACCAATGAACGCTTCTAGAATATCTCCTAACTTTTTCGTATTCGTTCGACCATTACACGAACCCTCATTGTGCTTTGAAATTACATAAAACTCGTTTAATCCAATATTTACAGCAAGTGTACCTAACATAGTATTGCAAACAATTTCTTTTCTCACATTTGTAAGAAAACCCTCCTGCTGTGTAGGAAACCGAACACTTAGATATGTAGCAACCGCTGCTCCTAATACGGAGTCTCCTAGATGTTCTAGACGTTCATATGACTCTGAAAATAAATCTAGACAGTCTGATGGGCGATCTGCAAGTTTTGCACTATCACCCTGTGGCGTTGTATAGTCATTTCTCCGAACATATGAAGAATGAATCATTGCATTCTGGAAAATTTCGGTATTTTTAACTTGGTAGTTAGAATTCTGCTTACGCAGAATCGAATGTATATCATTCTTGGTAAACATACGATTCCGTGAATTAAAAGGATTGTAAATTGGCAGGTCCATTATTGGAAATTGTTTTATTTTATAATACACTGTCCGTTTTTAATAGACAATATATTATTAATCTTTAATAAATGGAACCACCACGAGTAATACCAGAGTATCTAAAGAATATTTTTACAATGAATGACACTGTACCAGTATACTCTTGGTACTTTAATCAAAGTGTTGAATGTTCTCCTATAGAATGGTCAGATCTCTTTATAAAAGGGTTTATAAACAGATTTACAATACAAAATATTAAAAACAAAAGCCATGGTAGTGAACCATATGGAGGTGCCTCTATTTTGCACGTAAATGCATTCGAAAAATATATTGAATTTATAAAAAACAAACGTATAGCTGTTATTGGCTCACATACTCCTTGGCTTGAGGCTATACTCATAAATTGTGGCGCAAAACATGTAACTACAGTAGAATATAATGTCCCATTATGCACGAGTGACATTATAAGTACAATCTCCTTTAATGATTTTTGTGAGTCATCCGAAACTTATGATTCAGTTGTTAGTTTTTCAAGTATTGAACATTCTGGTCTTGGAAGATATGGCGATACATTGAACCCGAATGGAGACTGTGAGACTATGGGAGAAATTTACAAAAAACTAAATAAACGTGGTCTTCTTTTTTTAGGAGTTCCTATCGGTAATGACGGTCTTGTCTGGAATGCTCATCGTGTATATGGTAAAAAAAGATTACCTCTTCTAATAAAAAGATTTAAAGAGGTTGAATGGCTTGGATGTAACAAAACATACTTAGATACGTGTCCTATACCAGTTAAGGGTGAACTTCCAGAACATATTCAACCATTGTTAGTACTGAGCCCTATTGACAAATAAGTTAAAAATACGCGGATATTAGTCGGTCTTTGCAACTGAGCGCTCTAGACAGAATACCTGAGAAACAAGCTCCTGCCGATTACGGTCAACGATATGCTTGATGCAGTCGTTAGCGTTTGGGCGCGCATTGCCTTCGAAGTACTCGCGAATATAACGTTGCAGCATAGTTTGCGACAGCGACCAGGACTTGTTCCACCCTGGTCGGTGTACCTTGATAGTAGAACCATCATCTGCAACACTGAGTTTCTGAAAAGAAGCGTATGCAGGCTGCTTGAGAACATCAACAATCTGAAGCTCAAGAATCTTTCGCTCCTCTCGAAGCTCATGCAGTCGACGATTGGCCTCAATAATCCGATTGTCGATTGCAGTATACTGGCGGATCGAAGCGCGGAGATTCTCCATATCCTCGTCGGCCATTTTACTGAATTGCAGTATTGAAAAAATAAATCCATTTTTACCTACCGGTATAAAGAACCATTGCAGGCGGCTTGCCATCCTTCATGCGCTCCATAATGGACTTGTGCATCAAAGAGTTGGCAGGCTGTACGCGCGCTGGAAGAATGTACTGGTAGACATACCCCCCTGGCATATACGCCTCTCCGTTCTGGCGTTGAACCATCAGGAGAGCCTTGTACGTCAGGTGAGACTTGTTGTTAGGCATTCTATTCTGTTTACTAAATCTAGTATATCTGATTAAAAATCCATTTTTACTTAGGCACGTAACAATCCTCCCAATCCTCTCCAAGAGAAGGATCTGGAATGCATCCACCGTAATGCCCCTGCTGATTGAGAATGTCTTCAATGCACCCGACACATCTGCGTGGCTTCTTTCGAATTACAGGCGGAGGCTCGGGATTCTCTTGACGTCCCCGCTTTGGGGTCTTAGCAACATCAGTAGAGTCAGCCATTTTACTGTTTTATCAGTAACGAGTGATAATTCCATTTTTATTCGTAGTTAATAATATGAATGTTCGGTACAAAGGAGCTTGAAAACCTGCGTAACGTCTACAATAATGAACATCCCAATGAAAGTCCAATAGGAACAACGGATATATGGGAAAATCTTCAAAAAAGATTTCATAAGACCTGTGCATCGGGACGAACTGAATGTATTGTTGCACATATGCTGCAGAGGCCCAAAGCACCTGATTCATGGATAACAAATCCNGAAGAATGGCTATCCTCTAAAGATATAGAAAGCGTAGAAAAGCAGTATATGAAGATTTTTAAAACTTACAAGTTTCTCGGCTGCATTCCTATAGATTTTGATCTCGGGCGAAAAACTGGAAAATGCATAGTTGATACACTCTGTTCGCTAGACATAAAAGACCTCTATTCTAAAGGGTACACGAGGATAGGTATTGTTTTTAACACCGACGTACACACAGGACCAGGACAACACTGGATTGCAGTTTATTGCGACATACGTCCGGAACTAGAAGAGCCTCGAATGACATATTTTGATTCTTACTCGAAAAAACCAGAGAAAGAAATCAAGGTTTTGATGGCTAGATGGAAGGAGCAATGGATGCAATCAGGAGTGCATCAGCTGCCTATGCGTACAACTTATAACAAGCTAAAACACCAATATAAGGATTCGGAATGTGGAATGTATTGTTTGTATTTTCACTATTGTTGTCTCCTTGAAATACCTATGGATAAACGAGTAAGTGACGATGTTGTGAATGTGTTTCGCAAGCTTCTTTTTAAACAAAGAGTTAAATAATAGGATGGACGAGACGTTAATGAGCGGTTTGATGTTTCTTGGATTGTTAATTGTTATTGGCATTGCCTATTTTATTTATACGGCTGCAGTCGGATCAAGTTCTGCAACTCTTGCTAGAGCAAGCGGTACATTTGGAGTATATCCCAAAGTTACTAGTTTAGCACCTCTTGCATATTCTGAAGATATGCGGCTATGCGATTACTATGTTGCATCATCCGCTTACTCGCTATTTCCAAGCTCCTATATATTTGACTATATTTCTGATGGCATCATTCCTCTTGCTATAAAAGCAGGGGCCCGCCTTGTAGAACTAGATGTATACGCGGGTGAGGATGATAAGCCAGTCGTTGGACTAAAGAATGAGAAATTTGGTTATGATTATGCAAAAAATTCTGTGTCATTTGACTCTTGCTGTGTATCAATTGCAAATAGTGCATTTAATAAGGTAGAAACTCCATTATCTAGCGATCCATTTATTCTGAGTCTAGTTTTTCATACAGATAAGACAGTTGTAATGAATGCTTGCGCTGAAATACTAAAAACTACGGTTGCTAGATATATGCTTGGACCAGAATATAACTTCCATCGTAAAAATCTAGCAACTGAACCAATTAAAAACTTATCCGGAAAACTTATCATTGTTTCCGGAGGAAATACGAAGGGTACTAATATAGACGAATTAATTAACCTTTCTTGGTCTACATCTAATTTAAGACGGCTTACATTTATGCAAGCTTCACAACCCCATGATCACGAAGAACTTGTAGAAAACAATCGTCAGCACATAACGATGGTGGTTCCTGATCCTGATCCGGATCTAAAGAATGGAAATCCGACTATTCTGTTCTCTTATGGGTGTCAGTGGAATTTAATGAATTATGGATCCCTAGATAGCATGATGGAACTGTACGTTGGCCAATTTCAACAAGCTAGTTTTGTTCTGAAACCAGAACCCCTGAGATATAAGCCGAAGACTTACAAAACACCAACCCTTCCCGACCCCAGTCTTTCCTTTCAACCAATGGCACACACTTCTCCAATTTATGATGCAAATCCAAAGACGGGGGACAGGTCCATCGTAATATAATTTTATGCGTTAATTATAAACAATGGCCAATAAGTGGATTACGCACATCAAAAAGACAATGAAGTCTATGAAGCACAAGGGCACTTACAAGAAGGGGCTTGGGCTTAAGCAGGTAATTAAGGAGGCGAAGAAGTCGTGGCACCACGCCAAGAAGGGTGGTGCTGACGAGGAGGAAGGTGCTCTTCCCGTGCCTGCGCCAGAAGAAGAGGGCGGGCGTCGTCGCAAACGGGGAAGCAAGACAGTTCGCCGCCGCAGACATTAAAAATTTCAGTATAACTAACATATAAAGAGAAATGGGTGGAGGCTTATTACAACTTGTTGCATATGGAGCACAGG